GGGGGGGGAGGGCCCTGGCCGAGGGCCAACGGTAACGGAGGCTTCACGAACAAATTTTTTTAATATACACTTCACGGCACATGCCAACACGCATGGGGATTGCAACGGCAGAGTTTGGTTCTGATGCATCCCGTGGGGAAGGTGAAGTCCCCGCAGTCCCCAGCCGTGTTGGTAAAGGAGAACCAATGTTCCAGTCACTGCCACTGACCATACGCAAAGTCGAAGCGACTGAGTCGCGCTTGCAGTCGATCTACGACGCTGCCAAGCTAGGTCTCAAAGGCGACACGCTTGCCCTGGCGTCAGGGATGCGACCCGATGAATACCGCCAACTATGCCAACTTGACCCACTGGCCGAGATGGCCGCGATCAAAGGCAAAGCCGACGGCGAACGCGAGATGGCCAACATCCTGCACAACGCTGCGCGAGAGGGCGACGCTAAAGCGGCGCTGGAAATCCTCAAGCATCAACACGGCTGGGTGGCCAAGCAGTCCATCTCGGTTGACATCGACCAACGTATATCCATCACGCAAGCGCTGCAAGACGCCGAGTTGCGTGTCATAGAGGTCATTGATGCAGTCGACCAAATACAGCGCTGAAGACGAACAGGAATTGATGGCGCGGCTGTGGAGCCCGGCCATCAAGGACAACCCACTGGCGTTTGTGATGTTCGCCTATCCGTGGGGCGTCAAAGGCACGCCACTGGAGCACTTCACTGGGCCGCGCAAATGGCAGCGCGAGGTGCTCACGAACATGGCCGAGCACATCAAAGCCAACGGCGGCAAGGTGGACTTCGACGTCCTGCGCCTAGCGGTCAGTTCAGGCCGGGGTATTGGTAAGTCGGCCCTAGTCAGTTGGATCACGGATTGGATGCTGTCCACGCGGATCGGCTCGACGACCATCATCTCGGCCAACAGTGAGTCGCAGCTCAGGTCAATCACCTGGGCCGAGTTGACAAAATGGCTGGCGATGTCAATCAACAGCCACTGGTTTGAAATCAGCGCCACCCGGCTGATGCCCGCTAAGTGGCTGACCGAACTGGTCGAGCGCGACTTGAAGAAGGGCACGCGGTACTGGGGCGTCGAGGGGCGGCTGTGGTCGGCGGAGAACCCCGACGCTTACGCGGGTGTGCATAACTTCGACGGCGTGATGGTGATTTTTGACGAGGCAAGCGGTATCGACGATTCAATCTGGGCGGTGACCAGCGGGTTCTTTACGGAGAACACGCCCAACCGGTTTTGGCTGGCGTTCAGCAACCCGCGCCGCAACACGGGGTACTTCTACGAAGCGTTCAACAGCAAACGCGAATTCTGGAAATCCAAAATTGTGGACGCCAGGGCCGTGGAAGGCACGGACAAACAGGTCTACGAGCAGATCATCGCGGAATACGGCCCGGAGTCGGCGCAGGCGCACGTTGAGGTGTACGGTATGTTCCCCAACGCGGGGGATGATCAGTTCATACCCGCAGATGTGGTGGACGCAGCCATGAAGCGAGAGAAGTACAAAGACCTGAGCGCGCCCATCATCATCGGCGTCGACCCGGCGCGGTTCGGCGCGGACGCGACCGTCATCGCCGTGCGGCAGGGGCGGGATATTGTCAACATATCGCGGTATCGGGGCGACGACACTATGACGGTGGTCGGGCACGTCATTGAGGCCATCGAGGAGTACAAGCCGACGCTGGTCGTTATCGACGAGGGCGGGCTGGGCGCGGGAATTGTGGATCGGCTCAAGGAGCAGCGGTACAAGATCAAGGGGGTCAACTTTGGAAACAAGGCCAAGAACCCCATCATGTACGGCAACATGAGGGCGCAGATGTGGGGCGAGATGAGGGAGTGGTTGAAATCTGCTAGTATCCCGAGCGACAGGTTCTTGAAGACGGACTTGATTTCGCCTATGATGAAGCCTGATTCACGTGGAACAATCTTCTTGGAAAGCAAGAAAGAAATGAAATCTCGCGGTCTTGCATCGCCCGACGCAGCGGACGCTATATGCGTGACGTTCGCGTTTCCCGTGGCGCACCGCGAATATACTGAACCAGCCCGCCGGGTAAACTCGCAGGGCAGCAGCGTATCAACTTCATGGATGGGCAGCTAAGTGAAAAAAGTATCTCTATCAGTAGGGCGCGGCGAGAAACTGCCAACATCCAAAGGTGCGGGCCTGACGGCCAAGGGCCGCGAGAAGTACAACGCGGCGACAGGGTCTAACCTCAAAGCGCCAGCCCCCAACCCTAAGACCAAAGCAGACCAAGGCCGCAAGGATTCATTTTGTGCAAGAATGGGCGCTGTAGCGGCCAACGCCAAAGACGGCGAACGCGCTAAAGCTGCTCTCAAACGATGGAAATGCTAACTATGAAGCCAGGACTATACGCAAACATTCACGCAAAACAGGCTCGTATAAAAGCGGGCTCTGGCGAGAAGATGAACAAGGTCGGCAGCAAAGCAGCGCCGACGGCTAAAGATTTCAAAGATTCTGCCAAGACAGCGAAGAAGAAATAATGGCGCTTGTCAAATCCAAAACACCCGAGGCTTTCCGTAAAAACGTGAAGGCCGAAGTTGCCGCCGGTAAGCCGGTGAAGCAGGCGGTTGCGATTGCATACGCAGTTAAACGTGCGGCACCAAAAGGCAAGAAATAATGGCTGATTACACCGGCATAGCCGCCGCTGGTGCGGTATCCAACGGCGGCGGTCAGAAGGACACCACGGCCAATATCTTGGCGACTGCCCGCAGCCGTCTGGATATGGCCATCGGGGCGTTGTCCGAGTCCCGCGAGGATGAGATTGATGACTTGAAGTTCTACGCTGGCAGCCCAGACAATCACTGGCAATGGCCTGCCGATGTGCTGGCGACTCGCGGCGCGGTGCAGGGCCAGACGATCAACGCCCGCCCGTGCCTGACCATCAACAAACTGCCGCAGCACGTGCGGCAAGTGACCAATGACCAACGCCAAAACCGCCCAAGTGGCAAGGTTATTCCAGCCGACGACAAGGCCGACATTGCAGTCGCCGAAATCTTCAACGGCATGGTCAGGCACATTGAGTACATCTCCGACGCCGATGTCGCTTACGACACCGCCTGCGAGAACCAGGTCTCCTACGGCGAAGGTTACATCCGCATCCTGACGGAATACTGCGACGACAACACCTTTGACCAAGACATCAAGATCGGGCGCGTCCGTAACAGTTTCAGCGTCTACATGGATCCGACGATCCAAGACCCGTGCGGGTCTGATGCCAAGTGGTGTTTCATCACCGAGGACATCACGAAAGCTGACTATGAGCGTATGTACCCTAACTCAGCGCCTATCACGACCTTGCAGTCGTTGGGCGTTGGTGACCAGAATCTGTCTCAATGGCTCAACGAAGACACGATCCGCATTGCGGACTACTACTACGTTGACTACGACCGTGCCACGCTGAATTTGTACCCAGGGAACATCACGGCGTTTGCCGGTACACCCGAGGACAAGATGCTGAAGGCCCAGTTTGGCAAACCGCTGAAGACACGCGAGTCGGATCGGTGCAGAATCAAGTATTGCAAGATCAACGGGTACGAAATCCTTGAAGAGCGCGAGTGGGCGGGCAAGTACATCCCGGTTGTTCGCATCGTTGGCAACGAATTTGAGGTTGATGGGCGTCTGTATGTGTCCGGAATCGTCCGAAACGCCAAAGATGCCCAACGGATGTACAACTATTGGGTGTCACAAGAGGCAGAAATGCTGGCTTTGGCCCCGAAAGCGCCATTTATTGGCTACGGCGGTCAGTTTGAGGGTTACGAAACCCAGTGGAAGACCGCAAATACGACCAATTGGCCGTATTTAGAGGTAAATCCCGACGTTACAGACGGTTCTGGCAGCATTCTGCCCCTACCACAGCGCGCCCAGCCTCCAATGGCGTCCAGCGGGCTGCTGCAAGCCAAGGCTGGCGCGTCCGAGGACATCAAATCGTCAACTGGCCAATACAACGCATCTTTGGGCATGAGTTCCAACGAACGCTCAGGAAAGGCAATTCTTGCGCGTCAGCGTGAGGGTGATGTAGGTACTTACCACTACGGCGACAACCTGGCGCGCGGCGTGCGGCACATCACCCGGCAGTTGGTTGACCTGATCCCCAAGATTTACGACACCCAGCGGGTGGCGCGGATCATTGGTGAGGACGGTGAGACCGATATGGTCAAGATTGACCCGATGCAGGCCGAGCCGGTCAAGAAGATTGTCAACCAAGAAGGCATTGTGATCGACAAGATCTACAACCCGTCGGTCGGCAAGTACGACGTGGTGGTCACCACCGGCCCAGGCTACGCCACCAAGCGCCAAGAGGCGCTGGAAGCGATGGCGCAGTTGCTGCAAGGCAACCCGCAACTATGGCAAGTGGCCGGTGATCTGTTTGTGAAGAACATGGACTGGCCTGGTGCTCAAGAGATGGCTAAACGCTTTGCGAAGACCATTGATCCTAAGCTGATGCAGGACGGCGACAAGCCGCCTGAGTTGCAGCAGGCTGAGATGCAAATCCAAGCGATGGGCCAAGAGATGGAGCAGATGTTCCAGATGATCCAAAACGTTGGCAAGTCGATTGAGATGCAAGACCAACAGCGCAAAGACTTTGAGGCCGAGGTCAAAATGTACGAAGCCGAAACCAAGCGAATTGCTGCGGTGCAAGCTGGCATGACCGAGCAACAGATTCAAGATATTGCTATGGGCGTGGTTGCGGCGGCGATGGAGTCACAAAATATGATGCCTGAGATGCGTGAACAACCAGAACAGATGCCGATGGAGATGCAACAATGAAACCCGCTGATTTTTTAGGCTTGCTGTTTCTAGCCCGTGATGTGACGCACAGCGTTCACTTGAACACCCGCAGTTTTAGCAAACACACGGCGCTGAATATTTTTTACGACCGTATTGTCGGCGCGGCGGATGATTTTGCCGAAGCCTACCAAGGCCGTCATGGTTTGATTGGCCCAATCACCTTGCACTCAGCAAAGAAGACCAGCAACGTCATTGAGTTTCTAGAGGACTCGTTGGCTGAAATTGAGGCCGCTCGGTACGAGGTGTGCGACAAAACTGACTCTTCGCTTCAGCAGTTGATTGACAACATCATCGAAATTTATCTGCGAACCCTATATAAATTACGCTTTTTGGCATGACCATTACCGTAACGCATTCAACCGTTGCTGACGCTTCGTTCAGCGCAACCGGTGCGGCTGCTTGGGACGCTACGCATTCATTTGCGGGCATTTTGGATGTTGCCAATGGCGGCACTGGCACAGCTACACCAGCTTTGGTAGCAGGAACAAACGTCACCATCACTGGAACTTGGCCTAATCAAACCATTGCCGCTTCCGGTGGCGGGTCTGGCACAGTCACATCAGTGTCTGTTGCTTCTGCCAATGGGTTTGCAGGAACTGTGGCGACTGACACTACAACGCCAGCCATTACTTTATCCACCAGCATTACTGGCGTACTGAAGGGCAACGGCACGGCAATTTCTGCTGCATCTGCCGGAACTGATTACCAAGCGCCAATCACGCTAACAACCACGGGGACGTCAGGCGCTGCTACATTTGTAAGCAATACGCTCAACATTCCTCAGTATTCCGGCGGTGGAGGCGGTTCAGGCACCGTTACATCGGTAGACGCTACCGTGCCAGCGTTTTTGTCTGTTACAGGCGGGCCAATTACCACCAGCGGAACGCTTGCAATAAGCTACTCAGGCACAGCATTACCAATTGCCAATGGAGGCACTGGGGCGACTACACAACAAGCAGCTATTAATGCTTTGGCCGGAAGCGTTCAAAATTCACGGTTTTTAGCGGGTGACGGTACAAACGTCACCATGCGTGCAATTGCTGTAGGTGATGTTCCGACATTGAATCAAAACACCACAGGCACAGCCGCAAACGTCACAGGTACAGTAGCTATAGCAAATGGTGGCACAGGACAAACCACAGCATCTGCCGCATTCAATGCTTTGTCACCAGTTACCACTACCGGCGACCTGATTCTTGGCAATGGGACAAATAGCGCAACCCGTTTAGGTATTGGCACAGATGGGCAAATTTTGACTTCTAATGGTTCTACAGCAGCTTGGGGGTCAAGGGTAGCATCTGGTACAGCGGTAACACTGACAACACAAGCGACCGTAGATTTCACAAGCCTGCCAAGCTGGGTGAAACGAATTACCGTTATGTTTAATGGGGTATCACTATCTGGGACAAACAACCCCTTGGTGCAGCTTGGGTATGGTGGCACACCGACCTATGTAACTTCTGGTTATTTGGGTGGAGCGCAAAATCTTAGCACTGTGCCCAGTTCTGCTGCGGAACAACCTGGAAACGGGTTTGTAATTAGGAATGCAACCGCAGCCAATGTGAATATAGGCATAATGAATATGGTACTTTTGGATTCGTCAACGAATACATGGGTGGCAACTTACTCAGGTTACGTTAGCACAGCAGCTATTACTTTCACAATGAGTTCAGTCGCGTTGTCAGGCACTTTAACTGCTGTTCGTTTGACAAGAAGCGGAACAAATACATTTGATGCTGGCACTATCAACATTTTGTACGAGTAACACCATGACTACACCAACACGAATCGAAGTAAACGTCCAGACCGGCGAGGTCAAGGAAATTGAACTGGAAGGCGAAGAACTCGCTGCATATGAAGCTGCGGTAGCCGAAGGGCAATCAAGTTGAACTTTTTTGGCGGGACATTTTTTGCCGGTGATTTTTTCAGCGGAGTTAGCAACGATTTTTTTCTTGGCGCGTTTTTTGGTGGTCTATTCTTTGGGAGTGCCCCAAATTCTGCTATTCTTCAACTGTTCATTGAAATTCGCTCTTTTACCGAGCGCAGGAGATTCTAGATGTCACTTAATCTGAAAGCTATCACCACCCGTTTGGGCTATCAGCAAATCACTTCGTTGACCTCGGCAACGGCTTTGACAGTGCCTACCGTTGACGTAAACGGGTTGAATTGTCGTCCAGCAATCGCGCTTATTACGCCAGAAACCCAAGGCGTTCGGTGGCGAGATGATGGCGTAAATCCTACTGCGTCCGTAGGAATGCCGCTTGCGGCTGGCGTAACGCTTCAATATGACGGTGACTTAAAAGCCATCAGATTTATTGAGCAGACTGCTAGTTCCAAGTTGAACATTACCTACTACACCTAAAGGATTGCATCATGGACTTTCACGGTGACGGTGGTTCCATAAACCACACCAATCTGCTTGATTACATCAAGAATCAATTACCTAACGAGTTGACCACGCTGGTCAATTTGCAGGCTGAACTAGCGCAACGCCAAGGCTCGATGAACGCGGTGGCAGAAACGCTTGCTGCACGCGATGAAGCTAAAGCAGCTTTGGAAATAGCCAAGACGCAAGCCGACGATATGCTGGCGCAAGCCAAAGACAATCTAGCCGCAGCTAAAGCTAAAGCTGCCGCTGCGACAGCCAAAGCCACCGAAACAGCCAAAGCCGCTGACGATTTTGCTGCGGTTTCTAACGCTAAGAGTGTTGAACTTGCGGCATTGGAAAAGAAACTGAACGACAAGGAAACAGACATTGCGTACCGTCAAGATAAACTCGCTGCTGCGGAAGCCGCAGTGGCTCAAGACCGCGCCGCTTTAGAGGCACGAATTAAAGCATTCCAGGACAAGGTGGCAGCACTTAGTCCTTAAAAACGTACTGGTGCGTTCACCAGGGATTCTATGGAATCAAAAATGTCAGAAGAAAACCTAGCGGTAGTTGACCCCGCGCCGGAACAGGTGGCAACGGCTGCACCTGAACCCGAAGTTAAAGCGCCGGAAGTAGCTGAAGACCAGCAGGCTAAAACTTTCACACAGGAAGAATTGGACGCTGCAATCGGCAAACGCCTTGCAAGAGAGCAAAGGAAGTGGGAACGAGATCAAGCGCAACGCGCTGCGGAAACGCAAGCGCTAAGAGTCGCGCCGGTTCAGTCTGCTGATCAATTTGAAAGCACGGAGGCTTACGCCGACGCGCTGGCCTATCAAAAGGCCGAGCAATTGATTGCACAGCGTGAAGCGGCAAAACAGCAGTCGCAAGTTCTTGAAAGCTATCACGAGAAGGAAGAAGAAGCACGGAGCAAATACGAAGACTTTGAACAAGTCGCGTACAACCCCAAACTTCCAATCACCAACGTGATGGCAGAGGCAATCCAATCCTCGGATATTGGGCCTGAGTTGGCATACCATCTCGGCACAAACCCCAAGGAAGCGGAACGCATTTCCCGTCTGTCGCCACTCGCCCAGGCTAAAGAGATTGGACGGATTGAAGCCAAATTGGCATCAGACCCGCCCGTGAAACGTACATCGTCAGCGCCAGCACCTATTTCGCCTGTCTCTGCCCGATCCACTGGATCACCGGCCTATGACACTACGGATCCACGGTCTATCAAGACCATGACTGATTCGCAGTGGATTGAAGCCGAAAGAGCACGGCAGCGTAAGAAGTGGGAAGCGCAGGCTAACCGCTAATTTTTTAAAGGACTTTTTTCATGGCTAATAGCATTCTTACCATTGACATGATTACCCGGAAGGCTCTCGAAATCCTCGAGAACAACCTGGTACTCACCCGTAACGTAAACCGTCAGTACGACGACAGCTTCGCTGTCGAAGGTGCAAAGATCGGTTCTACTCTGCGTATTCGTCTGCCTGACCGCGCTCTGGTCACCGACGGCGCTGCCCTGCAAGTGCAGGACGACAACGAGCAGTTCACAACCCTGTCCGTTGCCAGCCAAAAGCACATTGGCGTGAACTTCACGTCTGCTGAGTTGACCATGCAATTGGACGACTTTGCAGAGCGTGTTCTCAAGCCGCGTATCAGCCAGTTGGCCTCCAGCATTGATGCTGACGTTGCCAATGCTTACAAGACCATCGGTAACACCGTCGGCAGCCCCGGCACTACCCCGTCCACTTCGTTGGTGCTGTTGCAAGCCCAGCAGAAGCTGAACGAGAATGCTGCTGTGATGTCGCCACGCTACGCAACGGTTAACCCCGCTGCCAACGCTGGTCTGGTTGAAGGCATGAAAGGTCTGTTCAATCCCACCGACACCATCAGCAAGCAGTTCAAGAACGGCATGATGGGCACTGGCGTGT